TACGCGCGAAGAAACAGAACTTCTTAGTTCTTGGTACCCCTAGTACGACCGGCACCTACTTGTTAGGGAGAGCAATGGCGTGACCTTGCGGTTCGCCACAAATCAAGCTAGACCATGAATAAATATATAAAACTAATAAAAGTATTATACACTCACCACAGTCACAATCTTCACATTACTGAAGACAGTTTGTTAGACTTACTGGTTCGTATTGAACAGTTTAGGTCACGACACGGCGATAAGCAATGTATACGGTTAATAAAGACTTTGAGGGTCTCAATTTACCAATACATCGCCGGCAACCCACCAATATTACATTGGCTACGTGTAGACAAGGGCAGAGGAGGACTTCCTTGCTTTATTGGCAAGGATCTCAATTCTGCCATTGTAGAAGGACACAGGTTATCAATACGGATGATACTCACAGTATTGCAAGTATCATACATCATAAAGACAGAGCTGGAACCTAATACTACCTCTATTACAGAGGCCAGCACTGCCCAGGATACAGTCATTTCTGACATTGTATCATGGGCCGCGAAGCATATAACAGACGTAATACCCACGAAAGCCCCTTATGAGGGCTGGGTGAAGCCGCACAAATCTACCAGTGCAGGCCCGCTAGGGCCTGCCCTATGGACCGCCCCCTGTGAATTGGGGCTACTCCCCGAAGACCTAAAGAAAAATCTCGAAGTCCTCGGAGGCCCTATATTCACAGAGTGGTTCCATAAGTGTCTTCAAACGCGGGATGCAATGATCTCGGTTAAGACTCACGTCGAAACTAAGATAACCAAGAAGGATCCTTCCTTCAAGGTAGGCAAACTAAGGGAAACAACAAGCCTTAGGAGGCTCGTTGCTATCCCCGCGCCCGAGGGCAAAACGCGAGTGATCGCAATCCTTGATTATTGGAGTCAAACCGTGCTTAAACCTTTGCACGATTGGATGTTCGATATCCTTCGGCTCTTGCCAAATGATATGACCTATAATCAGGCTGGCGTGATAAGTGTTATGCGGAACAAGCCTTGCTACTACTCCTATGATTTGAGTAGCGCTACGGATCGCTTTCCTATATCACTACAGGAAGGCATCCTATCATCACTGATAGGACCGCAGCGTGCAAGTGCTTGGCGTAAGGTACTCACTGGACTAACGTTCACGTCCAGCTGGGACCGGGCCGAGTATCACTACTCGGCCGGGCAACCCATGGGAGCATATAGCTCCTGGAGTACATTCGCACTATGCCATCACGTCACCGTTGCGTATTCCTCCCACCTAGCCGGATTTCGCCCGGGGGAATTTCGGGATTACGCTATATTGGGTGATGACATTGTCATTGCTCATAATGTAGTAGCCGAGAAGTACAGGGCTGTAATGCAAGGCCTCGGAGTCGCGATAAGCGAACCCAAAAGCCTCGTGTCGTTAGACTCCTTTGAATTTGCGAAGAGAATCTTCAGCAAAGACAAAGAATTTACAGCTTACCCCCTAGCAGCAGTGCACGAGTCTCTACAGGATGTTTCCGCCCTGTGGAGCTGTACACTCGTCTCTAGAGAAAGGGACTTTGAAGTTAGTCCATTCTGCGTTCCCCGTCTGGTAGCCGATTTCCAGGCATCCTGCGGAAAGATCAAACGATCTTCCCAAAGAAATGCGAAGGATCTCGAGGCGATACATTGCCTAGGTTCTTATTCGGAAGACGCACCCGAGTACATATGGGGTTTACTCCACATGTTCAAGAGTTTGCGCCGTCCTATCCATTGTTCAGATACAGTGTCTGCCCTCAAAGCAGACCTGGCTGAATTCATGAGATTAGGAACCATAGGATACTATCGCTCACTGCTACAAAGTGCCATGCGCGAATATGAGGTCATCTCTGACCAAATATTAGCGAAAGGTGTAGAAGAGATCATAAACCTTCTCCCTCCTGACTTTGTGGATACTGATGACGAATCAGCTCTACCTATTGACCCTGCGAAATTCCCTGCCTCTTGGGTGATAATTAACGAAATTACCACATGGGAGGAAGAGGTACAAGGACTTAGAACTATCAGTCCGGGAGGCCCTTCGTTTGGATTTCTCCATTCGATTAAGGTAACCGCCGTGTCAAGCCTAAGCCGAGTAATATCTCGGAGAGTCAACAAGAAAGCGACCGCGCAATTATCTGCTTATGTTCGTTTTCTTAGAAACAAACAGAAGGATGTTAACACAGCCTTCCTTCAGGAATTATCCTAAAGGCGCCGTGCCGCCAAACCGCACGGGGGATCGCTCCTCGAGCCTAAGAACTCGGGTTGAGTTTGAGCGCAGGTCTAGTTTGCCTGCTC